GAACTGTGTGCCGATCGTCTCACCAATCTTGACCGCGCTTGACCAGCTAGAGTTAGGCGATGCAAACACCTCAATAGCAATGATGCCTGTCATGTTCGCTGGGTTAGTCCAATCTAGCTCGATGCTCTCGACGTGAGCCGTAGCACTTAGCCCGCTGGGATCAGGTACGCCAAAGAACCCCTGCTGTATACCACCCGCAGGAGTAACCGTGGAATAGCCGCTAGATCCTAGATCCGCATACGATGAGGAGTCGTCTTCACGCAGCGTAAGGTTTACACCGCCTGCACCTGACTCACTCAGCGTCCAGCCTAGACAGACAAACGTCTTGTTTGAGTAGCCGAACTCAGAGAGCGTCACACTTACACGATCACCGACCGAGATATTGACGCCAGCCAAGTTCGTCGGGAACGTGAGCACCTTCTGTAGGTCACTAAGTTGTATGAGCTTGTGAGCAATCCGCTGTGCCATGTAACGGCTGTTGGTCATGCTCAGTTTTAGTTCGCGTGTTAGCTCTTCATTGTTGTCACGACTCAATGCGCTAGTAATCTGTACCTTCGGGAACTCGATCTCTTTGTAGTTCTTAGTGGGATCAATGAACGTGCCTGTGATGGTGTTGAATCGCTCGTTACGCTCAAACGATGTCTTAAGACGCACGGGGCCAGTCATGTGGTCTTCAGTCAGCGTCATACCCGCACCAACTGTCTCGAACGCACCTGCTCTGATAACGTACTTACCATTCGTATAGGTAAGCATTCCGTTCATCGACGATAGCAGCTTGTTGATGTTTGTCTTGTGAGTGCTAGTTCCGAAGACTACGCCGTTACAGGTATACCGCTTCTCTGACCCTCCAGGCACACTTACTGTCGCATCACAAATGTCTGCAGCATCTACCGCTTTACTCAGATCAATACGATCCAAGTCGATGTCCATGCCGAAGCGATCATCCGTAAGATAGTCAACAAGACACCAAACTGGGTTCTCTGACCAAGCCCATGTTGTAGAGTCACTAGCCCGCTGAGTGGATACACCAACAGTAGCGTCGTAATAAGTGCTTGTGCTGTCCTGACGTGGATCGTAAACCTTCTTACCCTTGACTAGAGCTTTGATGTCGTTAGGCAGGAACTTGTCCCACGTTTCTTGGCTCTTGTCGGTCAGCGTAAATTTAGTGACGATATAGGTGAGGTTTGTGCCTATGTGCTCACTTGAGTTGATAGTCGAGAACGCACCATCGAGTACAGAGTCTGCTGTCGTCTGACTACCTGTCAGCTTCCTTATGACACAGATTGTTGTGCTATCTTTAGGGCCAAACGTACCTGTCGTGACGTTACCAGACGCATTTATGTGTGCGCTTTGGATGCGCTCGTCATCAAAGTAAATGTCAGAGATAGAGTCAGACGGATGACCCGCTAAGACGATAGAGTGATACAGGTCGCGGTTATCAGTGCCAGCAACACCGACAAAGTTAATAGGGCCAGATACTAGAGCCTCGCCATAGATCAGCTTCTGCGGCTCTACAGTGCCTCTTACGGTCGCTTGACGGCTACGGTCACTGTCTATGTTAGGAACGCTGTATAGCTCTGAGATTAGCTTCTGAGCGGCTACAGCACCCGCTACTACAGCGGCAGCGCCGACAGCCATCGCAACACCAGCACTAGCAGCACCAGCCCCAAGTGCAGATCCAATAGCTACGAGGTTTGAGCCGATGAAACTTACGACTGCTGCTGGCATTCCCAACTCCTTACGATGTATCTATCTGGTATCGTCGTGAGTCCGCGCTTAGTGACAACGGCCACTGACTCCCCCAATTTTACCCCCATCAGCAGTCCGATACGAGGCAAATCACACATGACGGGATGACCAACCGTGGGATAGTCAACAGGATCGCCAAGAACCCTGTCGATCAAGCTCATAAATCCATTGTGCGAATCTATGATCTCGTTAGCTTGCTCTTCTGAGTTATACACAAGCTCATGGCTGTAATCGACGCCATGCAGTTCCCAAATCATAAAAGCAGTGAATGCTACGCAATCTCGCGTACCGTACTGAAACTCTCCCTTTTGCCAGCGATTAAGCGCAGCAAATATCTTAGGGGAGGTCGCTTGGATCGTGTCGTGGGCCACCTCTGCCACCACCGCCTCCACCGCCGCCACCAACACCGCCATTACCGACACCGAGGTTGCCGCTATTATTGTCCTTCCAGAGTATTTTCACGCCTGTAATTTCATGAAGGTACTCGAAGAAGAGGTCGTTAGAGTTTACGCGCTGCTGTTCCGCGTGAGTGTATTTTAGATTCCGCGAACGATTAATCTTAGCCATCTCTGACTCACACGTTAGCTGTATAATGTCATCACCCTGAGATCCAGCCGTCAACGTCATGACATCCATGAAGCCAGACCAAATCTTATTAGGGTCTTCTATCAGTGCCTCGTCTGCGTTTAAGAGGCCAAGATAAATGTCTACATCGCGCAAGAAGTAGTCTTCTGTGCCCGCTGTGCCGATATCAGAGATTGTAGAGTCGATACCTGACAGCGTTAAAGTGATGTTGTAAGGCGCAATGTCAGAGCCTTCCTCGATGCTAGATACCGAGCCAAAATCACCTACGCCTAACCAGTTATTGCCGCCCCACGTAAACGTGCCAATACTGTCGTGCAGATACAAAGTGCTACTAGAAAAGTCGAGCCTAGCAAACGTAACAGGACGTACAACGTCAGACTTAAGTGCATTAACAACCGCTGTGGATAAACCGCGACTCATGCCAGCACATCCTCAATGGCTTCAATCGTAATCGAGCTTATGTACTTAGACTCTGTATTCCATCGTGGTGTATTAGTCATCATGAACACACCGAAGGGCGCAAATATCTGTACAGCATCATCGTTGTCGGTTGGCTTGCGTATGGGCGGCGCAATGCTAACTGTCAGAGTGCCAGTGCCGCTAGTAGAAACGTCCGCTGTAACCATGTGCAATTCATTGTTAAATGACAGATAGTCGCCAGCCTTGAAGAAGTTACTCACGCTAGCGGAAGCCCCATCTAAGTCGATAGACGAGCCTGTCTGACCAGCACCAGCTACAAGCACACTTTGTGGAGACGTAGCAGCACCGTTACGCACTCGACCGTAATCTTCTAGCCTCATGCGATGCACTTAGCCATCCCTCTTAGCGATAAACGCTTGCAACTCTGCTCTGTCGCTACCTGACAGGTTGCTGAAGGTCATCCGTGTCTTCCAGAACGAGCCTTTACGCGAGAGCGTTTGCACTGCTCCGCTAGTCGGACTCTGGAACTGACGAGAGTTAGTCACTAGCTCGAACGTCTGAGACGTCGGAGTAATGCTAGGGAAGTTGTACGTTGCCATTACATGCGCCCTCTACGCATCATGTTATGTACCTGTTCAACCGTCTGTCGCGATGATTGTGTCACAGCAATCGCGATCTTCTCGTCAACATCCTGATTACCTGATGCGTCAATGTTGTTAATGATGGTTATACCTTGCCCTTGGCCTCGTGTGTGGTCAATGACTGTTTCGTTGGGGTGTAGGATAGCTGGGAAGCCGCCACGACCATCTATGCCACCAGAGCGAGAGCCCGTGCCTGTAAAGCCGCCGCCCTCGAACGAGCCGCCTGCCGCCGCTAACGCTTGAGCTAAACCAACTGTGCTAGTCAAACCCGTCGCAGCCGCAGCAGCCGCGCCACCTGCTGTTGCTGTAGCAACCAAAGCCGCTGGTGTTGCAGCCGCCGCACCAATCTTAGCCATAGCAGCCGCATTTGCCATAACGCTAGATGCAAGCGCACCAGACTCTACTTGTTTAGCAATGACCGCTTGCTTAACACGCTCAATGCCCATTTTAATGATGCTACTGAGCAACTCATCCATAATAGAGCGACCCAGCATTCTCATAGCTTCGCTTGCGCTTTGGCCCTGAGTAATAAACTGCATCATTGCTTCTTCAGCAGACTGTTCTAGGTGCTGTAAGCCACCGACCAATTTAAGCTGTGCATCTAGCTGGTTTTCTAAGTCAGCTTGGCGTAAAGCCCGCAAAGCCGCATCTTTCTCTGTCTCAGTGATGATGTTGGCATCAGCAGCTGCCTGCACTGCAGCAATCTTAGCAATCTGAGCCTCTTCGAATGCTTGTCGCTCTGTGCGTATGCCTTCTAGTGCTGTATCTCTTAGCTTCTGGAGTGACTTAATTCGCTTAACGATATCGCCATCATCTGCGTCTTCACCTGTGTCTTCGTCTTTGCCTTCTAGCTTGGCTAGGTTCTGCTTGTGCCTTTCCCTAAGAGCCTCAATAAGCCTGTTTCTGCGCTCTTCAGACCCTACCGCTTCTAAGCTAGCGTTTTGTATGATTGCAAGTTCTTGTGCAAAGGTGCGCTCTAATACGCCCTCTCTGCCTACCGAGAAATCAATAAGACTCTGTAAAAGATCCTCTTCCCTTTTCTTTTCTGCTCTAGCTCGCCTTTCTGCGTCAGCCTCTGCTTTCTTGTCTTCAGCCCGTTTTTTCCTAGCTGCTTCTTGCTTCTTTGCCTCAGCATCCATCGCGGCAAATGCTGCGTCAATTCTATCGAGATCGTCTTGCGTAGCACCCTTGGTAATAGCTTGCTGTCTAGCTAACTCTTGAGCCGACAGCCTAGCTGCCTCAGCCTGATCCTCAAATCCTTTTACCAGATCCTTAAGTGTCTTCTTTCGCTCTTTCTCTGCCTCAGCCGCCTCTAGCTCTGACTGGATGTTGGGCTTTAACGCCTCAGTGTTTTCTTTGATTTTATTGGTTAGGTCTTCTTCTGATTGGTTAAGCTCATCTGTTGTGCCATTCAGCATCAACATAACTTTTACCATACCCATCATCATGAAGTTATTAGTTCTTCGAGCACCTCTTAATCTGGCCTCAAGATGAGCAGCGTGTTCTAACTTCTCTGGCAGGTCAGCAAGCTCAGTAATGTAATTAGCAGTTTGATCTCTGACATCCTGACGCAGCCTTGTATCTAGGATATTCTGATAAGCCAATTCAGCGACAGACAACATGCCTAGCTCTTGCCGCTGCTCTGTTATCTTGTTTACAAATTCTTCTACTTCTTGCGAGGCATCAGCCACCTCACTGGTAAGACCGACTTTGTTTGCCGCACCTACGGCCAACAATGCACGGAGCATTGCACCACCACGCCCGCAGAGAGACGCGACCTGAGAACCCTGCTGGCCTAAGATAATAAAGGCATCAGTGCCCATCTGAGCCTGTACCGCGACGTCCTGTATCTGGTGGCCTACCTGACCAAAGCCACCACGGATCATACGCAGGCTACCATTAAGGTTTTTATTCTTTTGTATGTCTTTTTCTTTTAGTTCAGTAAGGCGCTGTATTCTTTTAGCGGCCTCAATTTGCTCTTTCGTAGCGTTGTTTTGTTCGAGACGATATATCTCAAGCTGCTGCTTAGTCATCCCAAGCGTCTTACGATAATCCTGCATTCTCTTGAGGGTATCTTTGACGGCTTTTTCATTCTTTTTTGTAGCGCGCGTAGCACTATCAAAGACTTCATTAACGCCGTCGTCTTTTGCCTGTAGGTGGATTACGATTGGATCTGGATTGCTCACGCTCTTGCCTTTTCGCCCTTATACTGAAAAACGTCCACCAATGTTGGAACTCAGTGGGCGTCATTGCCAAAATCGTGCTAACTGTCTGACCAAGATGTTCCGCTAGCTCGAAGACCCTGTAAAGCTCAGTCGGGTTCCCTTGATCGTCCGTTAGTTTTTTTCGCGATCTTCCTCGCTCTGGGTCTGGAACGCTAATACTTCATTAGCAACACGCTCCACGACTGCTGAGGACGCATGACGACGCAGCTTCACCTTGTCACCAATGTCGAATACGGGGTTGCCCTCGCTATCGACTACGCCAAAGATGATCGCATACACCATATAGTCGTGGATATCGTCTTGAGAACGGGCGTTTAACTTTGCCTTGTCCTCAATAGTCAGATTCTTGACGTAGAGAGTCGCTTCCCACTCGGGAACTTCGATCTCCCTAACGCCAAGATTACTGAAGTGCTGTACTACACTATCAATCAGCTTGCTCATTAGACAGTGCCTTCAACCAGTGCTCCACTACCTTGTGCAGAGAAGCTAGCCTCTACAAAACCGTCAAATGATGCTGACTTGCTCACCGAAGTGATAGTCGCAGTTCCTGACC